CCAGTCGGTCGAGCCGAGGTAGGCATCGAGGATCGCCTCCATTTCGGAGCCGGTCATTTCGGTACCCGGAGAGAAGGAAACCACGACGAGGATGTCTCCCGCGGTGGCTCCCGATGTCAGGGTGATCGTGCCGCTGTTCGTCTCGGTGTAGTCCGACCCGTTCACCAGCATGACGCCGTTCAGCCAGACCACCGTGTTACCCGCCGCGTAATCCAGCGTCGCGGCGTTGTCGTCAGCTCCCGTAAAGACGGTTTGGCTCGCTGTGGCCGTGAACTCGAAGAAACTGAGGACGACGCTGTCGGCTGCGTCCCGGATCGCCTGCGTCTCGTCCCGGTAATTCTGCGCCTGCGTGGCCGCTCCGCTGGCCGAGGAGGCCGAGGAGGAAGCCGCTGAGGCCGAATCCCCCGCATTGGTCTCCGAGGCGCTGGCGGCGGCCTCTGAGCCCGCTGCGGCGCTTGCAGAGGCGTCCGCTGCCGCGACCTTGTCGTCGATGTTCCCGATCTGCGTCTCGGTGTCGAAGTGCGCCTTCGTCACCACGTCCTGATCGTCCACGGGGTCAGCGACGTTGCTGATCCTCTTTCCGCGCGCCGAGACCGTCCCGTCGAAGACCTCCTGGATGACCCGCTCGTCGAACTCCTGCATCCGGGCGTAGAGGCGGTCGACCTCCTTGTTGACTGCCGCCTTGTCGAGATCGGCGCTCGTCGTGCGGATGGAGGGAGAGAAGGCGGGTGGCAGCCCTTGCCGTTCACTTTGCACAAAATCGCTCATCGGTCCACTCCGGCATATCGGCGCTCTATGCCCTCCACGGCGTTGTCGAAGAGGCCGTCCAGCGCGAAGTGATTGGAGAACGGCAGCGCCCATCGGAAGCGCCTCGGGTCGCCTTGCGCCGCCCCCTGAACCGCGTTTCGCGCGACCGAAGGGCCTGCCCCGGCGAGGTTGAAGGCCGCGTCCGCCAGCGACACGTCTTGCTGGCCCCGGCGCATTTCCCACGGGAACGGGTTCTGCCCCGTGGTTCCGATCGCCGTGCCCTGCGCGAGGTGGCTGTACTGCGGAAGCACCCCCATGATCCCGGACTGGTCGATGGCCCGGCTCAACCTGTCTCCCGGCCCCATCTGGTCCCATGCGTAATCCGGGCTGCGGATCATCGAGACCATGTAGCCAAGGCCGACGAGGGCAGCGATGCCTCCGAGCTTCTGCGCGGAGGGCTCGTCCAGACCGGCGATGAGGATCTTGTTCGTCGCCGCCATGCCGTAGTTCCAGTACGCGAAGGGCAGGTTCATGAATCCGGATTGGACCCTCCAGAACTGGCCCACCTTCTCAAGCCCCAGCCTCTCCGCGTACTGGTCGGCGCGTCCCCCGGCCTTTATGAAGAAAACCCCGTCCACGATGGTCGGCTTGTCGGCCGCGGTGGCGAGGAGGATCGTGTTCTCGTTGCCCTGCCGGATCGCGGAACGGAAAGTCCGCACGAGGTTCTCGTCTCCCCATGCATCCGTGTTCGCGAGCCAGCCGCCGTTCACTTCCTCGACCGGCTGCTTCGCCATTGCCTGCGCCGTCTCGTAGTCGATCCCGAAGCGCGCGAGATCGGCCAGAACGTCCGGCGGGGCCTCCCGCCCAAGGTCGCCCACGATCATGATCTTCTCGACGGTGTCGGAGACCCGGAGACCGGCATCGAGGTCTTTCAGGATGCTGGTGACGGGGGCCAGACCGTTGAGGAGGAAGTAGCGGTTTGCCAGCGTCGTCATGCCCCTCTCGAAGACGGTGCCCGCGTTGCTGTCAATCCCGATGTCGGCGTGGCGGGAGAGAGCCCCGCCCATGATGATGTCGAGGTTCGCGCCCGCGCTGCGCATTTCCTTCGCCCCGGCCTTGATGACCTGGCTCAACTCCGCATCGAGCTGGCCGAAGGCGGCCTGCATGGTGCGGGATAGGCCGTGGCGCATTGCGACCGTGCCGATCTCCTGCATGGCCGGCAGGGCCGACATGCCCATGAAGGCCAGCTGCGACCAGTTGCGGAGCTGCGTGGCGACCCTGTTGTCCCAGCGGTTCGGGTCGCGGATGACGCGGTTCGTCACCCGGTCCTTCATGTGCAGAAGATCCCGCTCTATCAGCGCCCAATGGGCGTCGAAGTCCGATTCCTTCCCCAATGAGGTTAGGTTTTCCTCCCCCTCAATGCGGGCCATCACTTTGCCTGCCGCGCTTTCATCCACCAGTCCTGAACAGCGAACGCATGTCCCATGCCGCTTTTTCAAGGGCTTTCCATTCACTCTCTTTAAACGCTCCTCGACTTTTTAGAGCATGGATTGCTTCATGGTTCAGTGTCGCGAGCGGATTTTTGAGATTTGGATTTATGAAAATCGTGTTGAGTTCTTTTGAGAACCCTCCATTTTTTCCGGCTCTTGTCTCGGCCTCTACGATAACATCGGCCAAGCCCAGCTCACGAAGTCTTTCCCTCGCCTTCGTGAGTATTTCTCGACTCAGCTCTACACCGGCCGCAGGGTTTTCGCTTTCATCTACCCTTGCTTTTGCCCTTGCCATCGCCTGATCGAAGCTTCTTCGGGTCTTTTCAATTCTCCCTCCTGCTATTCTTTTCGCCTTCTCCCACATCTCCCTTTCCGCGCGCCGGGCGACCATCATGGCGTCCATAAAGCCGTCCGGGCCGCTGACCCCGTCCATCGGCCGCCCGAAGGTCCGGGCGAACTCGATCGCCGGGGCCATGCGCGCCTCGTAGAGAGCGCCTACCCGGAGCGGGTCGGTGACGATGAAGTCGTCGAGGCCGTTGCCGTTCGGTCCTTCTCTCAGGAGGTGGCTGTTCGGGATGTCGAACTGGCGCTTCCGCCCAAAGGTCGGACGGTTGGCCTCGCGCAGCGTCGCCAGATCGGCGGGCTCTGCCTCCTCGAGGATTGTTTCGAGGATCTCGTCCGCCCGCTTCTCGATGTCCTCGGGTCGGGTGGACGCCTTCTCCCACTCGAACTTGGACTTCGCCGGGGCTGCGTCCCACTGCCTTTGCAGGGCGGCGAGGCGCTCGTCGAGGTTCGGCCCTCCCTGCCGCCGAAGGGTGTTCATCTTCATCGCGATCTCGTCGCGGCCTTCCTTGAAGACCTGCACCCAGGGCTGGCGCACCATCCACGGCTTGATGATGTTTTCCTTGAAGTTTTCCCTGTTCGCGCGGATGGCGTCCTTGTTCCAGACGCGGGTGAAATAGTCCTCGGAGGGCTCGTTCGCGCGCGCCTGGAGGTCGATTTTCATCTCCTCGATCTTTGTCTCCGCCTCCGAGATTTCCTTCTTGAGCCTTTCGGCTTCCATCCCGCGAGAGAGGATGCCCTGACCTTTTGCTCTCAGGTCTTTGCGCATCCGTTCCTTCGCCTTCTTGGCTTTCTCGCTCCTCGCCTCTCCGAAGTTGTCGATTCGCCCCTTGAGCTCGGCTTCTTCCCCGGTCATCCGCGCGGCTTCCTTTTCCCTCTGGGAGAGCTGGGTGCGAAGACGGTTGAGGTTCTCCTCCTCCCGGATGATCCCTGCCCGGAAATTCTGGTTCGACTGGATGACGCCGTACTCGCGGGCCGGGCCCTCGAACTCCGAGTAGAAGCCCCGGATTGCCTCGGAGAGCTCGTTGACTTCCCCGATCTCGTCCCTGACTCCGGTGATCATCGCCTTGGTCGCGCGGGAGCGGAACTCGGCCACGGTAATCGCGGGCTCGCCGTTTGCCCGGTTCTTCTTCATCTCCTTGTTCCAGCGGAGCCCCAGCGCCGAGGGGTTCTCTCGGAAGCCGAGATACTTCTCGTAAGCCGCCCCCTCTGCCTCGTAGAGTGCGGAACTCTTCCAGCCGATCTTTCGCGGCCATGTCCGCCTTCAGGATCGCGGCGTTCTCCGCTGCGACGTCCTCGGGGTTCCGCGCCGCCCTGAGCGCGTCGGCTCCTCCGATCTCGGTTTCGAGCAGGCGCTTGAACTCGACGTCGTCGCGCGCCCTTGCGGCCATTTCCACGGCCTTCCGAACGAAGGCTTCGGCCTCGTCCACGTCCTTGAACGCGGAGGCGTTGACTCTCATCCGGCCCACCGGGCCCTCGACGCCATCGGCACGGCCTACCTCGATCTCGTTGCCTTCGTCCATCGCCTTTTTGAGGGCATCCCGGTCGACGACGATGTTGCCCTCGGCATCGACCTTGGCCGCGTTCACCGGCCTCCTGTTCCAGCCGGCGTTCACCGTGCCCCGGTTCTCAACGCTGACGTAGCGTTTCAGGTTGGCGGTCTTGCCCGCCTGTTCCGCGCGGGACGCGGCGTAGGCAATCTCGTACTCCATCAGCTCGTTGGCCGATGTCGCCGGTGTGCCGTGATCGCCGGACTGCCAGCGTTCGAGGATGCGCTGCTCGTCGACGACCATCCTCCCGCCGCGGATCGCCACGCCGCGCGAGGCTTCTTCGTCGGTCAGCCCGACGAGACGGTTGTTCGAGCCCTGCATTTCGACGCGAGCTTTCACGCCGCCGATTTCGATCTCTCCCGAGGTCTTCCCGAGACCGCGCTCGAGAGCGACTTCGCGAAACGCCTTTTCGATCAACTGCCGCCTTGACGCCCGGCCCCCTGCCACGCCGAAGACGCCGCCGAGAAAGCCCCCGAAGGCGGTTCCCGCACTCACACGCATGAGGCTGTCCGCGGGGCTCGACATGGGGTCGAGGCTCGACCGGAGGCCCTCAGCGGGGATTTCGTAGGCCGCGACGGCTGTGCCGGTGGCGAGAGCAGACCGGGCGAAGTTTGCCCCGCCGCTGCGAAGGGCAGAGAAACCGATCGCTCCGGGGATCGCCAGGGAGACCAGCGTGTCGGGATTTGCCATCCCGCCGAGGAACTGCGCGCTGAAGAACTCCGATTCCGAACGCCGCCTCGATCTCTGCTCCTCGCGCCGGAAGGAGAGCATCAAGGCATCGTAGTGCTCTTTCGAGCGCGCCTCGACAAAGTAGCGCCAGTGCCTTTCGAGGCCGTCCGCCTTTGCCTGCTCGACGGGGTCGAAGGAAGGGTCCCATGTGTGCTTGTTCGCTTCAGCCTTTCTCTGCATGTCACGGACGATGAAGCTGTCTGTCAGCTCGTCGACGAAGGTCTGAGACCACGACGGCGGAGCGACCGCGCCTCCCCCGGCGCCGGTTCTCGTGTTGTAGTCGACCGGCCCGCCCGGATCGGGATAGTCGTCCGGGCCGAGCTCACCGTCGTTTGAACCATCCGGCCACAATCCTTGCCGCGAGACGGAGGGCTTGTCCCACGGCGGCTTGTAGTCGATCTGCCCAAGAGGCGTGTCGTGCTGCTCTGCCATGCGGTTCCGCATTCCCCCGAAGAGGTTGCTGGCTCTTCCCCGCATGGCCCCGGGAAAATTTGGCACGTCCGCCCCAGGCGTTCCGGTCGGCGCGAAGGCCGTGACGTCGAAGTTGGCGGGATCGGCCAGTGCGCCGTAGATCGCGTCCATCGACGTGTGCGCGGTCGACCTGTTGGAGCCCACGCCGCCGTAGTAGGCCTGTCCGGGCTGTATCCGCCGGCCGCGCGCGTCGTAGGTCGCCTTGAGGACCGGCAGCGAGGCCCATTCCTTGGCGAGGTTCGTGCCGAAGTCCTCGGTGGACATGCGCCCGGCGAGCCAGTCGTCGAGGCCGCGCTTGCGCAGAAGCCCGACCGCCAGCCGGTCCTGCGTCTCCTCGTTGAAGACGTCATCGAGGCCGACCGTGCCCTTCCTGACCTCCTCGGCCAGCGTGGTCTCGATCACCTGCAAGGCCCCGACCGCTTCGGAGTCGTACTTGTGGTCGATGCTTTTCTGCCACTTCAGGATTTCGCCCACGGTCATCTGGGTGATGGGCTTCGGCGGGTAGTCCGACCGACGGATCTTCCCGTAGATCACGTCGTAGTCCACGCGGCCCCCGTTCTCGGCACGGTAGATCGTGTCGAGGAGGCCTTTAACCTGCTCGCTCATTCATAGTCCTCGTCGATCAGTTGCATGATGATCCTCCGCGCGTCGCCCTCCTGGCCGCGCAGGTAGGCGTCCCAATATCGCCTCTGGACGTCCGCCATCGGCCCCTCGGGGTCGGCGTTGAGAACGCTCATCAGCGCGCTGGAGTAGCGCGCCTCGTCGATCCCGAGACGGGAGAACTCGTTGCGGGCGTCCCGGACGTCCTGAAAGTCAGCCCGGATGTCGAGCGTCTGCTCCAGCGGGAACAGCTTGCCGGTATGGTCCTTCATCCAGACCCGGTAGGTCGGCGGAAAGCCCGTGCCCCGTTCGGGAACCAGCTTGTAGTCGCGCCCCGGCTTGAACAGATCCCAGCCGGTATCGAAGCCGGTGGCCCTGAGAATGTCGGGCTCCTCCGAGATCATCCGGGGGCGTATTCCGACCTCTCGACGCCAAGCATCGCGCCGCTTTCCGAAAACCTCCCCTCCATCGCGGCACGGGTCATCGCGAGGCTGTCTTCGAGGCTGTTGTCGGTTCTCAGCCACGTCTCAAGGAGCGTGGTCGCCATCCCCATCTGGCGCTCCCCCATCTCGATGTCGGACATGTTGGTGCCGATGAGCCTTCTCAGCTCGCCCTGTGCGGTCTCCTCGGTGATCCGGGTGTCTCGTCCCCACTCGCGGTTCTTCCTGTTGAGGAGGTCTGCGAGCTGCTCGTCGCCCCAATCCTGCCCTTCCAGTCCGTCCATGAGCCTGAAGGCTTCGCCAATGCTTTCGCTGGCAACGCCGCCGAAGCCGTGAAGCGCGGAGGCCAGCTCCATGACTTGCTGAACCCGCTCGGGAAGATCCCCGGTCATGTCGCGAACCTCGCCCCTGTTGTTGGGGCCCTCTTTCAGGTCGCGGTAGAGGAGGAACAGGTCAGCCGCTTCGTCCGAATCCCTGTAGGTGTCCAGCCGCCTGAACGCCTGCTCCAGCGACGTCGAGAGGTAGCCCACGTCTTTCGTGCGGCGCACGAGCCGGTGGCGCTGATCGGCGTTGAGGCCGAACCAGTCCTGCCACTGCATGGGCCTGCGCTGGCCGTCGGCCTCCAGCCCGATGTCGTTTGCGTAGATGAGGTCGAGCGTGGCCTGCCGCTCTTTCGACTTGGTGGTGACGCCCTGCACCATGAGCGTCATGTCAGCGGCGGTCTGGTCCCTCTGGCGGATCGCCGTCGCCCTCTGGTTCGACGCGCTGAGGTACTGTCCCAGCCTGTCCGCCGCCACGGCGGCCATTTCATAGGACGGCTCGCCCGTGCGCGGATCTTCGAAGTATTTCATCAGCTCGGGGTCGCGCCCGCTGTTGAGCCGCTCGATCAGGCTGGCGATTTCCGCCGGGTCGTCCGAGTTGACGAGATCGAGGTCGCGGATCAGGCGCGCCGCGCCCACCTCCGCCCACAGTCCCCGCGCCAGCTCTTCCTTCTGGCCGGGCGTCAGGATGTGATCCTGGGCGTCGAAGATGAAATCGAGGCTCTCGGCCATCGTCCGGGCGACGTCGTCGTTGCCGGCCCAGACCGCGTCGAGCGCGCGGTCCCGCCAGTTGTCGGTCATCACCGGGATCTGGCTGGTTTGGGTGGCGTCGGCCACTTGCGCGACGCGCCGCCCTATGGACAGCCCGGCGTCGACCATTTCGCCCTCGACCAGCCGGTCGAAGACACCCGCGTACTCGTCGGGAAGGTCCATCGCCATCCCGGCAATCCGGTCCTCGACATCCCGCTGGAACGCCTCGGGGTCGTACATGTTCGCGTTTTCGGCGTCCCTGATCTGCGCGCGGATCGCCGTTTGCAGCGCGTGGGTGTAGTGCTGCTCGATATTCTGGTTGTAGACCCGGGAGGCAATCCGGCCCATTCGGCCCTCGAGATCCTCGGGTAGCTGCGGGAGGCCGTTGGGCCCGGTCGAGAAGACAGCGGCCTTGGCGAGGGCCTCGCCCTCCTCTGCGGCGGTCTGCGCCATGATCTGGCCGTAGTCGGCGGCGAGCCGGGCCATCATCTGGCCGTTCTGCTCCAGCACTCCGGTCAGCGGCGAAGTGTCTGCCGGTCGCCCACTCGGTGCGGCACGCCCTCCCGTCTGGACTCTCTCCCTGACCCTCGTGACCGGCATCAGCCCATGCTCCTCTTGAAGTAGTCCATCCGGCTCTCATCCTTGAGGCGGTTGTCCTCGTACATCATGTCCGCCTTCTTCAACGTCCCGACCGCCGTCATCGCCCCGGAGAGGAAGGCCGCGCGGGAGTTGATCTTCCCCTGGATTTTCGCCATCGCCGCCTCCGCGCGCGCCGCCGACTTCTGGCTGTTCAGGTTCGTGTTGATCGCCTCGATGTTCTCCCGAAGGTTCTCCCGGTTGCCCTTGAGCACCGCCGAGAAGCTCTCGGGATCGAGGCCGGTGATCGCCATGGAGGCGATGTTCTTCCGGGCCATTTCCTCGAAGTCGCGGCGAAGGCCGGTCTCCGCGTCCCGCGCGTCCGCGGTCGCGAGGATCGTCCCGACTTTTATCATGCCCGCCTGGTAGTCGGCCTGCGCTCTCTGGTTTGCGCTTTCAGTGATTCCGCCGAGAAACGAGCTTCCGGCGCTGACGAGGGAGAATGGATCGCACATGCTCTGCGCTCCTCAGAAGTAGACGTTCATGGTGATGGCCCTCATCCCGAAGAAGCCCGGCTTGTCGTCCTCCATCAGGAGAGCGACCTCGCGGCCCCATTCCCCGATGTGATATTCCCGCCATTCGTCCACAGGGATCGCGGGACCGAGAAACTCGTAGTCGGTCGCGTCGAGAACTTCCTCTCCCGCGATCGTGCCGATGGTGGTCGTCATCCAGTGGACCTCGGCGGAGACGAGGCGCTGCATCTTGCCCGCCTTCGGGCCCTGTCCCGACGCCGCGCGCGGGGGAGACATTTCCATTAAGAACGGCATGTTGATCCCGGTGACGAGTTCGGCGGCAGGAGCGTCGAGCAGGATTGGCGCTCCCGCCGCCGCCTCCCCGCCGTACGTGCCGTCAAACACGTAGGAGACGGGTTGGTCCGTCCACGGCAGGGTCCAGCCGCTGGAGATCGGGGGGTCTGCCGTCTCGACGCGCATGGCATCGAGCTCCGGCAAGGTGTCGTCGTCGACGAAGCGAAGGATTTCGTAGGTTCCGCCGATCAGGGCGCAGGCGTAGAGATCCCCGCCCAGGGTTGCGACGGAGCAGAACTTGTTTTCGCCCTCCAAGACCCAGCTCATCCAGCCGAAGCTGTCGTCCGACCGGGAGGCGTGCAGGACGAGAAGCCTGCCGCCCGTCTCGTTGCACCAGATCGCGTAGGGCATCGCCTCGCTTCCGGAGCCGGGGTAGAGCGTACTGTCACGCGGGTTTTTCACCCAATCGCTGATCGGTATCGAGACGTCGTCCGCGCTGTAGCCCCCGGTGGAGTTGGGGCGCATTTCCCGGAGGCGCTTTCCGGTCTCGTCGACAAAGAAGACGCCGCCGTCGAAGACCCGCGCAGTGGTGTAGGCCGCGCCGTGCTTGGTCCCGGAGGAGAGCACCCGGATGTTCTCCTGCCAGACCGGGTTCTCGGGGTTGCCGGGGACGAAGAACTCGCCGTCCTCGGTCATCACGATCAGGTCTTGCTGGGAGACAAGATTGACGATCCGCCCGCCGTCGCCCACGCCGTAGAGCTGGATTGCGTCCGCCGGCCCGCCCTCGCCGGGGTCGAAGTTGTAGAGATCGTTCGGGGCCGAGGCCCACATGCCATCAGGGACCGACGCGGTCGAGGCCAGCCAGAGACGGCCCTCGTGGAAAGCCGCGGTCTGAGGCCAGCCGCGCGTCTCCGAGAAGACCTGCTCTTTCACCTGAAAGATCGGATCGACCCGGAAGCACAGCACGTCCGACCCGCCGAGAAGCGCGTCGTTTGTGGCGTTCACGTTCGCGATGATCTCGAAGTGATCGGCATCGACGATCCGCTCGACGGTATAGGTCGCTGCCGTTCCGCTGGGGGCGCCGTCATGGACAGGGGCCCCGGTCAGAAGACTCGACATCTCGTCGCTCGTCTCCGTGCTCAGTCCGGCGATGAAGACTTCGTCCCCGCGCTTCAGCTGGTGGTTGAAGTAGGCGACCTCCACCCGGTTCGAGCCTTTCCTGACCCAGAACGGATTGACTTCGAGCTTCTTGGCGACGTCGCGGTAGACCTTCACGTCGGCGGTGGTCCCGTTCGTGACAGCCGTGATCTCGATTTCCCCGTCGAGGAGGCGGAATCTCTGCCCGACATGGTCGGCGGTGAAGAAGCTCTTGTTCGACGTGACCGTCCCCGTACCCGCCGCCAGATTGCCCGCCGCCTTCCCGGTCGCGGTGACAAGGTGGGTGCCGATGCTCGTCGCGGCCCCCTCCGAGGTGTAGATCGTCAGGTCGAAGCTCAGGTCTTCGTCGAAGACGCGGAACGGGGCCTTCAGCCGGGTCAGGTCTTGCGTCTTCTCGGGCGTCCAGTCTGTCTGGGCCGTGACCCCGACTTCCGGGACCGTCAGCTCGACCGGCACATTCGTCCCGTCCAGCGTCAGGATCGTCTCGCCGTAGGTGACGAAGTCGACGAACCAGAGCGACGTGCTGTCCCACGGCCTGCTCCGCGTGCTGATCACGCTTCCGTCGGGTTCCCTGACCCGCATTTCCCCGTCGAGGAACAGAACGAGGTACTGGCGGGCATTGTTGATGGCCCAGGGCTCGATCCGCGCGAGGCCTCCTGCGTCGAACTTGTACTCGGTGCCCCAGCGGCGGCGAATGGTGCCGTCCGCCAGCACCATCATGTTCTCGGCGTCGCGCACGGAGGCGGGGTAGGCTTTCGTGTCCTGACGGACTCTCAGGCCGCCCTTTACCCGACCGAAGCGGAAGTTGGATCGGAAGTCGTGGAGGCTCGGCATTTAGACCCCCAGCCCGGCCCGCCTGCGCCGGATGAACAGTTTCGTGTCGATCCGGCTCGGCGTGCGCCCCTGCGCGTCCCGGCTCTGCGCGCGAAGGATCTTTTTCTCCCCTTCGCTCTGGAAGTAGGCTGCGGTGCGCTCGTCTTGCGTGAGCGGCATGGCGAGAGCGCCAGCCAGCGTCAGGATAAAGGCACGGCGGAAGTAGGCGGGCCACTGGTCCGGGCCGACCGTCGCGGAGATCTCCGCCTCGACGGTGTCGGTCGAGCTCTCGGGGGTGAAAGTGGCGATGCGGTCCTCGAACCGCTCGAACAGCACCTTCTGCTCGCCCTCGTAGACGGTGATGACGTTCAGCGTCCCGGCCGGGATCTGGTAGAGGCTTTCGTAGGGGGCCGGGGCGGGATCGACGAGGCGGGTCAGCTCCGCCCTCTGGCGCGTGAACCGCCACGGGTAGCTGCCGAGAACCTCTTCGAGGATGTTCGTGAAGTTGGTGTTGAGGGTGCGGGCTGCGAGAGACGTCTCGTCGAAATTCGAGATCGGCTTTATGCCGAGTTCGGCAAGCGCCGCGTTGGCAACCGTGACCGTGGACGTGGACGCTGCGAGCGGCGTTGCGGGCATGTCTGTCTCCCCTTGCAAAGAGGGGGGCCGACATGGCCCCCCTCGCCACCGCTACGGGCTGCCACCCGCTACGGCATTCGACGCTGACCCCTCCCCATAAAGGGTCAGCGCCAACTCAGGTGATCGCCGGCTGCGGCGAGAGCGAGGACGACACGAATGCGCCCTTGTCCTCGATGATGACCGCGCCCATCGAGAGCTTCGAGACTGCGGCGTAGGCCGACATCGTGTTCTCGTAGCTCCAGGTGGTTTCCGGCTCCTTGTTCACGCCATGACCGACGATGGAACGGTGCCACGCGAGGTTGGTGGCGACGTTCGCCGTGTTGCCGTCCGGCGTAGACCAGCTGATGTTCGGCAGCGGGAACCAGACGCAGCCCATCCACATCTTCGCGGTCATGCCTCCTTTGAAGGGAAGCGCATCCGCGCCGATGTAGTCGGCGTTGGCAAACTCGGAGACCTGCAGGAACTGCGACCATGCGTAGGGGTGCAGGGCGACGAACCGCTGTCCGTCGTCGGGCACCTCGTTGATCATGAACTGGTTCACGATCCGCATCGCGTGGCCGTAGCCGAACGCCGCCGTCGCGTCTCCAAGGTCACCAGCCTCCGCGCCGGTCTCGATCGCGCCGAGAATGACGTTGTCCATGTAGGACGCCATCGCGGCAACGTGAGAGCGGGCGTGCGCCTGCCGCTCGTCGATGTTCTGCTTGAGCAGGTCAAGCTCATCGACGGCGGTCGGGACGTAGCGGTCTGCCATCGTCACCGAGACCTTGGAGTGGTCGGGGGCTTGGAACGTGTGCGTCCCCCGGCGGGTCTTGGTCTGCGTGGTCACGGTTCCGAACTTCTGGAACCATGCAGTCGACCCCTGGACGACGCCCTTTCGCGTCATGCCCATGAGGCGCGAGCCGAACTGGCGGAAATTCAGGTGAACGTCCGCGTTGTACTGCTCGATGAAACTTTCGTCGATATCGGGCATCGAAGTGCTCCTTTGAGGGTTTACTCGGGTTCGCCGGGTATTCCGTCAGAAGGAGCTGGAAGCGGGTGTTCCCTAGTGGGGCCGCGCCTCCTCTTCCGGGCCGTCTCGCCGCACATCGAAGAGTAGCGGCTTGCCCGGATCATTATCGGGTCGTTTTAGTATGTCAAACCCTATCTTGTGGAGCCACCGCTGCCGTTCCACCATATGTGGTGGCACCATGTTCCCGAGGAAGACCGGGAAGTGCGGCTTCCAGACCTTCACCATGTCCCGGCACAGCCGAGTGTTCTCGACCGGGTGACGCTCCGCCGCCTGCGTTCCGATAAACCAGATCGCGGCCGATCCCGGTCGCCCGGTAGGGATCGCGCCGCCGAGTCCGAGAAGCTCGTCTTCGAGCCACGCCGCCCAGATCGTCGCGAGTCCCTTTGCCCCGAGAATTGCCCATTTGGGCGTCCAGCCGGGCCTGTAGATGCCGGTGTGGCACGCCATCCACCGGACCTCGTGAAAGTCGGACTCCCGGATGTTCTCGACGAGGTAGTCGATCTCGTAGAGCGAGGCCGGGAGGATCTTGGAAAGCCGCCGCACCCCTACCGCTTGTCCCGGCGCACCTTGCTCGAGGTCCGCTTCTTCGGCTTGCTCACCTTGCCCGGCCCCTTGGACTTGGCGTTGGCGATGCTCGAGTAGGTGTTGTTGCTCGCGGTGTCCCACGCTCTAAGGCGCTGGTCCATATGAGTTTTCGGGCCCTTGGCCATGTCCTACTTCCTCTTTTCCGGTGGCAGCTTGACGAAGGTGTCCCATGCCGCCTGCACCTGCGCGGTGTAGGCGTCGTCCTGTCCGTAGCGCGGATCGGCCTGCATCGCCCTGATCTCGTCGCGGCTCATCGGCTTGCCGCCGGTGTTTCCCGCCCCGCTGTCGGAAAAGACGCCGCTCTCGGAGAGCTTGGAGGACAGACGGTTCATGAACTCGACGCCATCGGCGGTCTGCATGATCCGGTCGATTGTGCCGTGATCGGCCTCGTCGAACATCTTCGAGGCGAAGCGGTTTGCCGTGTCGATCTTGCCCTGCGCCTCCTCCTGCGATCCGAGTTTCTCGAACTCTGCCGCGGGGTCCGCGATGGTCTTTGCGTACATGTCGACGAGCTGCTGGAAGCCCTCCGGGGAGACGTTGTTCTCCTTCGCCCATGTGCGGAGGGACTGGTCGAGTTCCTCGCCCGGCGGATTGACGTTCTCGGGGTACTCGTAGCCGTCGATCTCGTCCGGAACGCCCAGCTCCTTGGCGTAGTTCTCCTTCACTTCCTCCATGACCTCGGCCTTCAGGTCGTCGGTCTTCTTGGAGAAGCGGGAGAAGAGGTCGTTGTAGGCTTTCGCCTGGTCCTCGACCGTCTTGTACTTGTCCTTCAGCCATTCGGGCCGGTCGCCGCCCTCACCGTCCTCGCCGCCTTCGCCCGCGCCGCTTTCGCCGCCTTCACCGCCCTCGCCCGCGCCAGAGCCTTCACCCTGCTTCGCGGGCTGGAAACCCATTTTCGGGCCGCCGTCACCGCCTTCGCCTCCTTCTCCGCCGTCGCCTTGGGTGCCGCCGTCGCCCCCGTCCCCACCTTCACCATCGGCGGGGGCAAAGAACGGGAACGGGAGGAAGGGAAGGCTCATCAGGTGCATGGGGATCTCTCTTGCTGGAGTTTACAGGTTTTCGCCGCGCCTGCGGCGGGTGTCGAGGATGCCGACGATCCGGCGGCCCCCTTCGAGCATTCGCAGCTCGGCGTCAGACGCGCTCGCGGGCAGAACGACCTGCGTCGTGATGGATTTCAGGTAGTCGAGGAGAAAGTCGCCGTCCGGGCCGGCGAGGATGCGCGAGATTCGCTGGTCGATCTCGTCTTCCAGGGCCTTCTTGCGGACGAAGCCGTCGACGCTGTCCTTCGACCGCTCTCTCAGTTCCTCGACCTTCTTCTCGAAGGCTCCGCTCACCCGGCTTGGATCAAGTGTCACTGCTCAAGCATTCCCTGCTCTTGGGCGGCCTGAATCTGCTCAGCCATGTTCTTCATCGCTTCCTTGATGTCCTTGGCGGAGCCGAACAGGTTCTCGTCGAGACCGTTGCGCTCGATCAGCCACGGATGGAGGTTTTCGAGGTTGTAGGAGGCCACCGCCACCTGAGGTCCGTAGATCGCGGAACGGACCTGAAAGTCCTGCATGAGACGCTGCACGTCCCGGCCCTTCTGCGCCTGGGCGAGCGGCGAGGTCGCGACGATGTCGAGCGCCCGGCCCTTGAGCGAGGGAAGCTCGATGTCCTTGCGGTCCTGAAGGATGCGGAGCGTCCGCCAGATGTAGGGGACGATGAACTCGTAGAAGACCCGTGCGAAGCCCGCGCTCGTCCGGTGCGCGAGGTCGGCCATTCGCTCCGCCACTTCCGTCGCGGTCGCCGGGGTCTTGTTCGGGTCGGACAGCATGTCGTTGTAGAGCGCCCGCTTGATGTTGAGGCGCTGGTCCTGAAGGACGAGGTCGGAGACGTTGAAGTTGCCCCCGGACATGTTCACGGGCTGGAGCCCGTCGGTGCCGATGTCCTTGTTCAGGATCGTGCCGGGCAGAAGCTGCACGTTCTCGGAGTTGATCGTGGCCTCGTTGTCGGTCTGGTAGATGCCGATCATCGCCATCGCGGCGTTCTCGAGGATAAGCTCGACGGTCAGGTTCGTCGTGCGGATCGCGGCAAGCGCGCGGAGCAGGGGCCCTCGGCCCCAGGTCTCCCCTGCGGCCGCGGCCCAGCGGTATCCGAGAAGCGGCGACGTGCCCTGCCCGGAGAATTTCCGCTGCCGAAGGATCTCGTTGAAGTCCTTCACCACCACGTAATGGTACGAGGTTTCCACAGGCGCGAAGGGGTCGCGCTTGAGGTACTCGATGACCGTCAGCTCCTTGTCGCCCTCGTTCTGCGCGGCCTGAAGGCTCCGGGTCGCCGCCTCGGGGATGTCGTAGGTCTCCGCGAGGTCTTCGGCCTTGATGATCCGCCTGCGGAAGAAGCCGCCAAGGCTGTCGTTCACGTCCCTTTCGAGGAAGAAGTCGGTGATCGGGATGGCCCGGTGCCGGAAGGGGGCCGCGCCTCCACTATCCTCCACGGACATGAGGCCAGTCGATATGCAAAGGTCGAACAGGGTCTCGGTCGATTCCTGCGCGAAATTGGAGGCCCAGATTTCCTCGAAGAGAAACTTCTCGATTTGATCGAGGTCATTGTTCACCGCCTTCTGGTCCCGGGCGTCGATCCCGGAGGAGGCTTGCAGCTTCACGAAGCGGGAGAACGGCGGGAACAGCCCGGCCTGCATTCGGCTGGTGAACTCGTCGACGGCGTTTGCGCCGGTCTCGTCGAAGATGTCCTCGGCGGCGTTGTTGATCGAGTTGGAGTTGAAGCGCGTCCGGTTCGGCATCGTCAGCCGGATCGCGTCGTCGAAGATCGACTCGTGCCGCTGGCGCTCTGTTTCCGCGAGGGCGAACCTCTTCGAGATCGTCTTGGCGTCGAGATCCTTCATGTCAGCCCGGCGCGAAGAAGGATCGGGGGCTGATGCCGGCCGTGTCTGTCGCCATCGTGTTGGCCATCGTGCGGCGCTGCGTGGAGAAGCTGTCCCGGCGCTGGGCCCGTGTCTTGAGGTCGGCCTTTCGGCGCTCGGCCTGCGCGTTCGCCTCGTTTTTCTTCTGCTGGCGGCGCATGGCCGCCCGCTGCGAGCTGGCGGAGCTCATCCCCACAACGGAGGTCGCGGCTACAATCATGCTGAGTGGATCGCACATGTCCCTGACCCCCTACATCTGGTGTGCTTGCCGGGGACTCTCCACAATATCTTGCGTTGGGTCAAGCCGCGCGCTAATCTCGGCTCACCTCGTTCCAGAGGTCTCGACTGCCAAAGGGACGGGGCGGAAGCAATTCCTCCCTGTTGGACTTGCCCCGGCCACCGCAAACCGTTCCCCCCAGGTAGCGTCTCGGTGGTCGGGGCCTTTTTTTACCGAATCCCACGGCTGAGAATGGAGGACATCCGCCTCTGCTTGCGTGTCCCGCCCCGGTCGAACACGTTCTGCTTGTACGTCGCCTGCACCTGCGCTTTCTGCGCGAGATCGCGGCCGATCAGGCGCTTTCCGTAGCCCATCCTCAGCATCATGTAGTGCTCGGCGTCCGCGACGTGGCTGTAGATCGACTTCTTGTCGACCTCCTCCCGGTCGGGGAGGTAGCAGTAGCCGCCCTTCTTCCCCGCCGCGAGGTAGGTGCAGGAAGGGCTGAGAAAGTATCCGGGCCTGCCGCCGTCGACGAGGGTGTTGATCTGCGTTTGCACCGCCCCCATCCGCACGTCCGGGTCGTTCGTCCACGCGGGCTTCACGTCGAGCCCCGCCGCCTTGAAGATCTGGAACGGCGTGCGGCCATCGACCTCCGACCGCTTCTCCGCCGGGTCTCCCGTCAGCACGATCTTGAAGTCGGGGTAGTGCGTCTGGATGTGCTTTTTCAGGATGTCAGCGAACTGGACCGTGTGCGTGTCGCGCGTCACCAGCTCGTCGAAAATCCGCACCTGCCCCCGAATGTCCTGCCCGAAGCAGGCTGCGGGCGTCAGACCCCAGTCGATCCCCACATGGATGATCCTCTGCTCGGGGTCGGGCCCGAACGGCTCGGCGGCGACGTGCAGGGTCTCGTTGAAGTCCCGGTAGACAGGGCGGCCTGCGAAGATCCTCCCGATCTTGTTCTGGAGCATGTTCCTGATCCAATCGCGTGTCTGCCCGTGCAGGAGCCTCTGGTAGTACTCCTCGTCCGTGTACTTGGCGTTCTCGCGCTCGGGATTGTTCCTGTACCCCTTCAGCACCCCCTCGCCGTCCATGACATCCAGCACTCCCGGCGGCTGGGTGAAGAACTTCCACCCCTCCGGGACCAGCAGCGACATGCGGTCCTCCTCCGTCATCCAGTCCGGAGGCTCTGCCTGCCCCGACATGATCGCCCACCAGTGCTCCTCGTCCGGCGCGTTCGTGTCCATCACCAGACAGGGACGCCGTGAGCCGCCCTCGATCTTCCTCGGGTAGCGGGAGAGCCGCGAGATCGCCGCCGTGACGATCTGGCGGTTGATCTCCCGCGCCTCGTTGATGAACGCATGGGTGAACTCGAAGGAGAGCAGCTTTTTCACGTCCTCCTCCCGGTCGAGGGCGAGGAACCAGACCTCGTTCTCGAGGTTCAGCTCGGGAATCCGCATGTCCTGGCGGAACGGCGCGCGCCACCGCACCTTCCCGAACTCCTGCTCCGGAAACCACTCCAGCCACGTCTTCATCGTGGTGGTCTCAAGCTGAGGCGTGGTGTTCCGGATGACGCATTGCCGAACCTTCTTCGGCCCGGTTCGCTCCTCCGGCGGCGTCTCCAGCGTTTCCCCCGCCGCCGCGTTCACCGTGTTGTGCTCAGAAAGGGCCAGCCGGAACATCTCTATGCAGCAGGCCACCGACTTCCCCGACCCGATCGGCCCCTGTATCCCCCGGACGAAAGACCCGTCTTGCATGAACTCCGAGAGAACCCGGCCATCCGGCGTGTAGTTGAGAGAGATCATCTGAGGCCGTGTCTCCTCGCCCGCAACCGGGCCCGGTGCAGCTCCTCCCGCTGCCATTTCGTGAGAGCCGCCATCACCTTGCGCGGCGCACCCCGGCTCACCTTGTACTCCGCGTGCGTTCCCGGCCCCGACCGGACGCACCAGTACCCGTCCATGTCAAAGAACCCCCGGTTGATCCCGACCTCCACCCGGAACAGAACCCCGCGTGGAATCCGATCAACCTCCGCCCGGTTGCGCGGCGCCCCCTTCGGCCCCGTCTCCTCCCGGTGAAACGGAACCTCCTCCGGTTCCGCCTCGGAAGGATAGAGATCGGGATAAAGCCGCCGCATCCGGTCCCGATCCACGACACCGCCAGGCCGAACCCCCCGCTCCGCAGGCTTGTTGATCGGAGAGGGCTGAGAACGATCCACAACCGGCCTTGTCTCTATCCTGCGAAAGAAGCCGCTCATCCCCAACCCTTCCGAATGCAGAGACGCCGGTACTTCGCAAGGTTCACGATGTGAATCCGGAGAACATCCCCATCCCCCTCCCAACCCAGAACCTCCGGACCAACCTCCTTCACCACCTGATCGACCTCCCGGACACTCCGGCACCCGTTCAACCGATCCCGAATCTCCTGAGCGCGCTCGATCAGCCCCTTGTGGCGCTCCCAAGCCGCCGCCTCTTCCGCCGTCATCTCCATAACCCAACCAGACATCGGTCGCTGCCCTCCCTCCGTCCAACATGAGCAAAACTCATAATCCCCGCAACAATCTTCAATCCGCCTCATACTCCACTCGTCACGAGTAACAGCAGAGACCGCTCCAAAAACTCCGGGATGCCTTTGCATTTTGTCAGGGTGGGCACAGCAGAACTCCGGGAGTGCTCTGCATTTTGTCAGGGGGAAACTCCGGGGCCCTTCTGCATTTTGTCAGGGTGGGCCGGGTCGCCTGTCACACGCCGACCTGTTTTTCCCCCACCCCCCCCTGTCACCTGCCTCTACCGAAAAGTTCTCGGCTCAATCGTCCTCGTGGTCTATCACTTTGGCCGAGTCCACCCCTTGGCCCAGGTTGATGCTCACCTGCACGGGTCTTGCTGACCCTGCCTGTTGCGCCTGCCCCTTGCTGGCGTCGCCCATCATCCCGAGCCTTTCGGCCCTTGAGAGGATGGCCTCCGCGGCCTTCTCCCGGACCAGTTCGCTCTTCGCCTCGAGCAGTCTCTCCTGCGTCTTGAGAGCCCTGCTCACAAGGGTTGCGTAGCTGGATTTTGCCCCGGCGAGCACCGCCTTTTGCCCGCGTTCTGACCGTAGGAAGACGCCGAGCGTGTTGCTATTGGAGTATCCTGCTTGCTCTGCGATCTCTTCTGTTGAGAGGTCGCCTTGTATGTAGAGGTGGATTGCGAGTTGCTGTCGTTGAGTCAGGCCGAGGTCGTCGAACTCTTTGACAGCTGGGAGGTCGCGTGGTTCTTCGGGGGTCACTTTGTGGTCTCGCCTAGGACGGAGGGAACGGAGTTCCCGAGGTCTTTGCACGGCATTTGGCTTTTGTCTCGCCTACGGCCACGTCGGGGTCGCTTGCTTTCGCTTTGCTCTTTCCCTTGAGCGGCGATGGTTGGCCTCCGGCCCCCTTGCCCCCGGTAGAGAGAGGATTTGGCGTTTCTCCGCCTCTGTCAAGTGAAAGATATTCATGATCTGGCGGGGTTTCATGAGGCTGGCTCATGTTAGCGTCTCCCCCTGAAGGGGGCCGGGCTACTCGGGCTAAAGCCCCGAGCCCCAGCGAGCTGGGTCTCGGCAATACTGCGAGTATCCCTGACGCGGGACAGGGAGAGGGGGAGGCGCGCTGTCGCCTGCCTTGTCGATTCCCGGGAACCCACTCGTGGGCGGCCTCACCTCCTCGTCGACGGCCTGTTCCCGGCAATCGTCTGCGTTGGCGACTGAGAGCAGTTGCGCGAGGGCGAACGACCCCACGGCCTTCCGGCCTCTTCGGGGGTGTTCGCTGAGAGGGCGGTCGTCTCCGACCGGCGATCCCCTGCGTGCCTGCCACCTTGTTCCAAGGCTGGCCTGGCCCTTGGGGCTCGTCGGCCGGTTCCTTCCTGATCTCTGCCTGGCTGGCGACCAGCACGCACACACACACGAGCTGGATCGTAACCTGCAGTTGGCCTCCCAATTCGCGCCGCCTCAAGGATCGCGACTTTTCCCGAGTGAAAAGCCGCGCCCGGGACCAGTCCCGGCTTCGTCCTTGACCCGGCACGAATTGAGACGCGGGGACTTCGCACGATCCACGCCCGTTGCGTGGGCGCCAATCAGAAACGGAGACACCTGATGACCAAGCTAGAGAACATCGCCAGTTACGACCCGACCGACGACATCATCGCCCGGATCGACGCGGAGCGGGAGTTCCTCCGCCTTTCCGAGAGCCTGATGGAGTACGACGACATCGACTACCAGGACGAGATCGACCGCAGGACATGCGGCTACCCGCCCAAGCCGCTCCTGACCACGCGGGAGAACCTCAACGCCGAGCTCGAGCTCGTCCTCGACGACACCATCCCGTTCTGAAGAAAGGAAAGCACGATGAACCGCAACGATTACACCGACCTCCTCGTCGACCTCGAGCGCGCAGGCGACGACATCTCGGGCCTCGTCGAGATCAAGGACCAGCTCGACCACCAGCTGATGGTCCACATCGCGGACCTCCGGGAGGTCAAGCAGGCTCTCCGCGAGGCCAAGCGGGGCGAGGCCGCCCTCCGCCGCGCGATCTGGCGCGAGGATCAGAAGATGGAGCTTCGCGAGCTTCGCCGGAAGATCGCCCAGCGGCTCCCGGCCCTCCCCAAGGTCCAGGTCACGATCACCCGCTGACCGGACGACAGGCCGGGGCCTTCGGGCCCCGGTCAAAAAGACCAGACCCCCAACGAGGGGCGCTTAACCACCTGAACCGAGAAGGAACCAAGACATGGGTAACGCAATCACCAAGGAAGAAGCCGCAGCGGTCGAAGAGTTCAAGTCGCAGCGCGAAGCCGAGGCCGAGGCCCGCCGCCTCGCGGAGCGGTCCATCGAGGACGTCTACATCGACGCCTTCACCGGCTACACCGAGGGCACCGAGGAGCCGCCGCACCTGATGGAGGCCTTCGCCACCATCGCGGCGTTCTTCCACAACGACGATCCGACGTTCCAAGACGGCGAGACCGATCCGAATAACGCTCAGTTCAACCAGAAGGGACTGATGGGCAACCTCTGCCAGCAGGCCGACTGGATGCTCCAGCGCGAGGAGCGCCGTCTCGGCTACCTCCGCGGCGCGGTCGGTCGCGCCCAGCGAAACCACCGCAGCGGCGAGATCGACGAGCTGGAGCTCCGCAAGGTCGAGCTGGACTACGGACGCTCGAAGGCGGTGAACATCCCGATCCTGGAGGACTTCCTCGTCGCCGCCAAGGCCGCCTTCGTGGCTCAGTTCGGAGAAGAATGGCGCCGTCCGGTCAAGGCCGCCCCGTCCGAGGCGACGGAGCGCGATCTCAACGCGACGTTCGAGAAGGCAGCCGTCAAGCGGCGCTTCTGATCCACCGAGGCTCCCCGGTTCGCCGGGGGGCCTTTCTTCGTGCTTCGCACTCGAGACTCCGTCGGCCGAGAGGATGCCCTCTCGGACTCTCCAGACGAGATCCTCTTCCCCGAGACACAGGCCCCCTTGCAGGCGGGACAGGCGAAAGACGCGGCTCGGTCGGTCGGTCACTTCGCTCCCTCCCTCCCTCGCACCGCACCAGGGGGAAGCGCCACATACCGGAGAACAACCAATGCTGACTTACGCGACCATCGCTGCGCTCACCGCGGCCTCGACCCTCATCTTCCTGCGCCGTCTCACGAGCTGGCGCCTCATACTGCGCTACCGCGCGGGGATCGACGCGATCTTCACCATCGCTCTCTTCGCCGTGTTCGCCGGAACCCTCGGCGGGGCCGTCATCGCTGCAATGGGCGGCCTCATCCTCAGCATCGTCCTCGGGGCGGGCCAGCTCATCACAAACCTGACCTCCCGCACACACAAGATGTTGAGGTGAGAACCAGAGCCTCATACCATCCCTTGTGCCAGGAGTCGTCCCCATGACTTTCAAACGCGTTCTCACCACTCCAACGCGGCCCAAGGCCATCTTCGAAGCGGCCACCCAGGCGCAAGCCGCCTTCGACCATCTCGACGCCTATTCCCACACCGAACAGGAGCAAGCCGCATGAGCAAGCGCCGCATACACCCCTCCGCCCATATGCTTGGCACGATGATGATCGCGTTCGGCGTCACTCTCATCGCCGGCATCGTCTTCCTGATCTTCTGCAGCCAGCCCGCAGAGGCCGCTCTCGACCCCGTCATCGAGGCGCAAAGCGAGTACTCGCAGTCCGACTACTGCCACCACCTCGCCGTCATCGGGGCAACGGGTGTTCGCGCCCGCGCAGAAGGCCTCTCTCTCCAAGCCGGGATCGAATGGCATACCGACAGGTTCGGCTTCGATCCGATGGCCAACGCCATCATGCGGGCCGCTCACTCGGTTCCGCTCAACCCCGATCTCACCATCGACGAAATGGCCAACATTTTCGGTGGCGAGCTGATCCAAAAAGCCATGCCTCATCTCTCCGACAGCGAGCGTGAGTTCATCATCTCGGGCTCGACCGACGACGAATGGGATGAAGCCTTCCCCGACGACGACGACCATCAACCCGACGAAGCGCAGGAATGGGCCGACTTTGACCCTGACTGCTGATCCTCACCCAGGGGCCGACAAGAGCCCCCATCCCCACCTGAAAGGACCAAGACATGAACGTTCACGTTTCCCCCGACACGGACCAGTCAGTTGTTCGCGATCTCTACAATTCCTGCGTTGCCCTCGAGCGCCACATCTCTGATCTCGGCTTCATCTCTCCCGAGGTCATCTTCCGCATCAACTGGTGCGGCGAGAAAGGATCTCTCAAGGTGCAGGCCAATGTCACCGATGGCTGGGGCGCTGACGCCGTCTCTCATTACGTCGACATTGACGACAACTGGAACGTGGAAGACCTTTTCCGCCGCGCCTACGCGGTCGTGAACGGATGGAGCACCCCTCAACAGGTCCGCGAGGAAAAGTTCCACGCCAAGCTCGGGCGGCTGATCGACGAGGCCCGCGAGATCGGCATCGACGAGGA